TTACTCATCATCCTGTTCAGCACTGTACTCCACATCGGAGAGCTTAACCTCAAGCTCTAATCCCGTCGTGAATCCATTATTATTCAGATTGTGAGTTACCTTACTGATTAACCATGCCTGCTCGTCTATGACGCGCTTAAAGCCCGACACGCGCACCGGTGTCTCAGGGAACAAATCAGCCCTACCAAGCGCCAGCGTAATTGAAAATTCCGCAACACCTCGTTGCAACTTATCCCACTTTGCCTGAGCGGCACGCATCGCCTGAGCCTTTGAAGCGTAGACCGTCGTCAGCGCCAGCACGTTATCGGCCTCACCAGCCATATACTCACCCTCGCGCGCTTCCTGCTCTTTTTTGGCTTTTGTCTTTTTGCTGACTGGCTTTGCTTTCGGGTGTTCCAGTGCGCGCAGGTGCTTCTCTTTTGGTTTACGTTTCAGCGTGACCTTCTGCTTTTGCGGCTTCGGGTCTTTGGTGTGCAGCCATTTTGCCGTTACGCCGGTATAAGCCCCACGGTCGGCAATAGCAAACTGATGGCGGTCACCATCACTGCGGGTCAGTGTCATTTGTGGGACTGGTTTGCCGCTGGCCGTCACTGCACTACCGGCTTTCAGAAACAGCAGTTTCCCCGCTTTCACTGATACTGTCGCCCCGTTCCGCTCAGCCAGTCTGGTCAGAAATACTGCGTCGGATTCCTGCGACTGGTCGATATGCGGTACCGGGATTTTTTTCAGCGAATCCGCGACGCTGGCCGTCAGTTTATTGCGTTTCGCGATAGCACTGACCAGCTCACCGAGAGTGGTGTCGTGCCATGACTCCTCACGCCGTGAATTGAGCGTTCCGCGAAAATCTGCGCTACGCGCACGAATGGTCAGCGTATCAGGCGCGCCCCGGTGCTCAATCTCATCAACCGTGAAATCGCCCTTATTCAGAAGTGCCGAACCCTGCCAGCCAAGCCACAGTGTCAGCACCGCCCCGCGCAGGGGTAACTCGACTTTGCCGTCAGTATCGTCGAGCTCAATGTCGAGCTGGTCAGCTTCAAAACCCCGGTTATCTGTCATGGTGAGAGAAATCAGCCTGTCACTAAAATTGCTGGTAATGTCCTGGCTGTTCAGCGTCAGCATAAATGCCGGGGCAAGGCTTGCCCCGGCATCAATGGTCATGCCCGTCATCATGCAGTCAGCCCTCCGAGCATACCCTGTAGCTTATCGGTCAGCTTACCGGCTGTGCCAAGCAGCTCGTTGGCCTGTTTATTCAGGTCACCAAACATCGCCGCCAGTGATTCGTCGACCCGTTTCAGTGAAAGCGTGAAATCAATCTTTCTGGCAGCGCCATCACTGAAAAATTCAGTGTGTGTGGTCGAGACTTTATCGACGATATACATCCCGAGAATATTGCCGGTACCCTCAATCAGCGGCCACGCTCTGCCCTCGTCGGCCATCAGTTCAACAGCCCTCAGTGATATACGGCCACCAGTAATGGCAGGATAAAGCTTACCGGCAAGCTGAATTGAGGTCTCCCCCTCACCGAGAAACTGATAAGCGGGAGGTTTACCAACCCTGTCATTAGACACCCAGCGGTAATCCTTCGAGTGTTGCATCGACTGATAAGGCAGGGTGCGGCGTTCAAACACAAACATTCCTAGTGCAAGCATCATTATTTATTACCCCTCAGTCATGGCTCATACTGGCGCGCTGCCGTGCACGCTTCTCACGCTCGATCTGTTCGAGTGTGTCGCGTAGCTGTCGGTCAAGCTGATGCCCGGGCGCAACACCACCCGGTAAAGTGATGTTGTACTCACTTTTGCTCTGGTCGATGTAAGAACGTCCCGCCGGTGCGGTCACTGGCTGATAAGCCTGATAACCGCCATATGTGCTGGTTGCCGGGATATAAGAATTACTCTGCGTGGCCGCGTTGGTTTTGGCGGCAGTCTGGTCGAGGCTGTCTGACTCTTTGTTGATGATACCGAGCTTTTCGAGAAGCCAGTCGACACCGCTGCGCAACTTGTTAAATACATTGAGCGGAGCCATCAAAGCAGAGGCCAGCGCCTGACCAAATATGACGCCGACATTTTTGCAGCTATCGAGCGTTTCCTGCGTGGCCTTGACCGGTGCTATCAGGTCTTTAAACCACTGCCAGACGCCGCGCAGTTTCTCACCGAGACCGTCAAAAATGGGTGCCAGTGGTGCGAACATTTCCCCGACAGGGGCAAAGGCGCTCATGACACCCTCAATCACCCCCGAGAAAAATGCGCTGATGGGCTCCCAATATTTACGGATGAGCAGCGCCCCAGCCACAATCGCCGCCCCCACTGCGACAATCGGCCAGGTAATCGCGCCGAGTGCGGTCACAATGGCACTACCGGTGACAGTAAATACCGTACCCAGCACGCCAGCAGCAGCGATAATGGCGTTAATCCCCATAACAACCGGCCACGCAACGAGACCAATACCGCCGATGATACCAATCAGAGCCAGTGCGCCACCGGCGATGATGCCGATGGTTGTCGCCAGCCCTTTGTTCTTCTGGATCCAGCCGTCGAGCTTTAACACGTATTGCGTAGTGGTTTGGGTGAGTTTACGCAGTGAGCCCTCTTGCTGGTCAAACAGGTCGGTACCGACTGCCTCATAAGCAGACTGGAACTCTTTAAAGTCGCCGCCGAGGTTATCCTGCATGACCTTAACCAGTTCCTCGGTTTTACCGTCCGAGGCTTTAAACGCTGCGGTGAGCCGGTCAAGTTTTCCGCTTGAGGCTGCTTCCATCAGTACCGCCGCCGCCGAACTGGCCTCTTCGCCGAAAATGGTTTTCATGTACTCGCCGCGCTGGCTTGTCCCGAGGTTGTTTTTCTCAAAGCTGCGCTGCATTTCTTTCAGGATGGAGAATATCGGGCGCGTGTTCCCCTTGCTGTCGGACGTTTTGACGCCGAGCTCCTTAATGGCCTCAAACGCTTTTCCGGTGGGAGCCTGCAGGCGGCTGAGAATGGCGCGGCTACCCGTGCCCGCCATTGACCCGGTGATTTTGGCGTCGTGCAGCGCACCGACCATTGCGGCGGTTTGTTCGATGCTCACCCCGGCATTTTTTGCCACCGGCGCGGCATAGGTCAACGCGTCGCTCAGTCCGTCAAAATCGGCAGCGGTTTTGTTCATCGTCATCGAGAGAACGTCGCCAATGTGCGCAATCTTGTCGTTTGAAAGCTGAAATGCTGATTTCATCCCGGTCAGCAGCGCTGCGTTTTCCTCCATCGAGCGCCGGTTTGACAGTGCCATATTCAGTGTGACCGGCGTCGCCGCCTGAATAGCAGCAGCGTCACCGCCGCTTTTCGCAATGATGATTTGCGCGCTCGCTGCGTCATCTGCAGAGGCTGCAGTATTGTCGCCGAGCTGGCGAGCCTGTTTGCGTAACGCCTCCATTTCTGGCGATTGCTTATCGACCCCGAGCACAGCCTGCAGCTCGGAATTTTTCTGCGCAAAGTCATAACCGGGCATCAGCAATTTAACCCCGGCCATCGTTCCCGCTGTCGCAATACCGACCCCGGCAGCACCTGCTGCAGCCATGTTACCGGCAAGCTCCTTGCCTGATTTATATCGCTCTTTCACGCGGCTTAATTTCGCCTGCTGCGCACTGACGCGCGCCAGTGCCTCGCGCTGGCGGTTAAGCTGCGCAGTTGTTTCGCTGATGGACGTTTTAAGACGACGCTCATCGGCAGACAGGGTGCGGGTATTAATACCGGCCTGCATCAGCTCGGAGCGCTGACGCTGTACCGACGTTCTCAGGCTGTTGTATTTCGTCTGCAGCTCAGAAGCGGCACGCTTTGCCGCTTCGAGTGCCTGCGCCTGCGCGCGGGTCGGACTGGCGGTGTTTTTAAACTGCACAGCCAGCTCACCGGCTTCGCGCTTCGCCTTGTCAAGCGCCTGACCGGTTACGGCCAGTTGCGCGCTTGCCTTACGAAAACCGTCGATTTTCGACGCCTGACCGTTCAGGTCACGCAGCCCTTTTTGTGTGGTACGAATATCACCCGACAGGGTTTTACTCGCGGTCTGGATAGATTTAAGCGGTCGGGTCGCCTGGTCGACCGCTTTCAGCAATACCTCAAGCCTCAGGTTATTACTCATTGTGGTTTCCGCTACGCTGCAGCGCCTTTTCGCGCCATGTGATGAGCTCGGTCAGGCTCAGGGAATAGAGCTCTGATGGCGGCCAGTGGAATATCACTGCGATATCCGCCATCAGGTCATCGGTCGACAGGCCGGGCGGGAAATCTACTCCGCCGAAGCCGGTGACAAAAAACCAATCACCTTAGCGGCCAGCGACAGCATATCTGGCAGGTTCATTGCGGTAAGTTCCTGCGTGGTGAGTGCCGGGTAGGTCATTCGGGGCAGTACCTTAATCAGCGCATCGACCTCGGACTGCGCCACCGCCGCCAGACTGACGCCGCGCAGGGTGCCTGCGTTCGGTTCAATCAGGGTGACCTTTTCAATCGTCTGACCGGCGCGCTTAATCGGCTTGTCGAGAGTCACGATATTCGGGTTTACGGTGTCAATTTCATTGCCAGCCGTATCAACAAATTCAGGGGTTTTGCGTGGTGCTTTTGCCATGATTTTTTCTCTGCTCTGAATGGGGGTAATAACCGGCCAGCAGTGCTGACCGGTCAGGGAATTACAACAGCCCGATTGCGCGGCGGTGCTGTTCCAGACGGTCAATGCCGTTCACCTTCTCGACCATGTTGACGGTGTCGATTTCGATAATGTCGCTACCATCAATCGTGAGGCGGTAATAGGTGCAAACGGTCGACAGTTTGGTCGAGGTGTTTTCACCCTGCTTATTTTCGCCGCCGTCGATTTCTTTATGACGGCCACGCATGACCACCTCGACCGCAACGATTTCGCCAGTGTCGTCACGCTGGTAAGAGCCAGCAAAACGCAGCGGCACGGCATCAGCACCCGGCGCGGCATACTGCGCCCACAGCGCCACGTCAGGCAGGCCACCGACAGACCATTCGACGGTAAGTGCATCATCGTCGAGGCCGAGGTCAATCGCTGCTGCGCCATTCATACCGCCACCGCGATAGTTTTCGAGCTTGCGGGTCAGCTTCGGCAGCGTCACGGATTCAACAACGCCCATATAGCTAAGGCCGTCATTGAACATGTTCAGATATTTAAGTTTGCGGGGTAGTGCCATGTTGTTTCAGGCTCCTTAGCTGTTGACCGATTCGGCCAGATTCACCAGATATTTATCGGTGATGCGCTGGCGCAGGGTCAGGCTTTCCAGTGGGGGAACCGGTGTATAGTCGTAGTCGATATACAGTTTCCCGGCCTTGAGGGTTTCCTTGTCGTTCGATTCCTCATCGAACCAGCATTCACCGTCCACGATGTAGCCGTTAGATTTCAGCTCGCGGAATTTGGCGTTAATGCCGTCGACAATGTCACGGATGAGCGATGCGGTGATGGGCTTATCGACTGCCCACATGTGCGCCTCAGCCATTGTGTCGGCCAGCACCTGCGCGGTGCGGGTGTAGTTCTCAAACAGGAAAAGCGGGTCATCAGAGCAGGTGCGGTTCCCCCAAAAACGGAAACCATCCTTGCGCACCAGCGTGGTGACTCCGGCCTCGTTGAGCAGGTCAGCATCGGTGCCGGATGCCTGCAAATCCCAAAAGACTGAGGCGCTGATGCCGGTGACGCCTTGCACGCCAACGTTAGACAGCGTTTTGTGCCAGCCGATAGTCTGGTCGATGTAGGCACGCAGACCGAGTGCGCGGGCGGTGGCGTATGCCGTGGTGGTGGCGTTCGCAGTGGTATCCCATGCGAGGAAGTCAGGCCAGATGACCATCAGTTCGCGCTGGCTGAAATTCTCGCGATAGGCCATCGCCTCGGAAATGGTTTTACAGCCCCACGCGCTGACATAGCAAAATGCGCGCAGTTTGATAGCGGCTGACGCAAGTGCGACCGCCACCTCCTGCGTATCGAGACCCGGCACGCCGAGAATGCGCGGCTTAACGCCGGTAACCGCTTCGGCAGTCAACAGCGCTTTAATGCCGGTGTATTTTCCGTTCTCATCCGTGCCGCCGATGATGTTGGTAACGGTCTGCGCTTCTGCATCGTCTCCGGTACCTTCGGCAACGCGCACAACAATAGTGACAGGTTTAGCCTGGTCGGCGATGGCCTGCAGAGAGGCTGCCAGCGTGCCTTTTTTACCGGCTTTCGCAATGGCGCTCTGCACATTGGTAATCAGTACGGGCTCATTGAGGGGAAATAGCTTTTCATCTGCATCACTTGCCGTGCAGACCATGCCGATGATAGCGGTCGAAACAGTGGAAATGACGCGAGTGCCGTCGTTAATTTCAAGCACCTGTACGCCGTGGTGAAAATCACTCATCCGGTTAACTCCGTGGTTAAGGGGTGAGCGTATTTTCTGTTGTGCCGTAACGGTGGGCTATTTGTCGGCGTTGGGTAAGGGGTGATACAACAGCAGGGTAAAAAGAAAGCGGGTTTTAGCCCGCTTCTTTCATACCGGTGCGTCAGGCCAGTTGATTTTCGTGGCAGCGCTCAGATCCAGACGACGTAACGCAGTACGATAAGCTCGTAATTCTGCAAGCTCTGCCGCTTCCTCAGCAGTAATATCGCCATCCTTTTGTGCATCCTCCAGCCAGTCAATACGCGCTGTCGCATCAGCCATACGACTGTTACGTTCCGTTTCAGCGTCCGCCAGATAGTCGCGAATTTGCTGCAATTTACCGTCTTTATAAAACCAGCTTTCATCTGGAATTAATTCAGCCGGAACATCTGCAGGAGCTATTTCAACAACCGAAAGGTTGACCGGAAATATCCCCGTAGCATCCAGCTCGCAGACAGTAATGACGCCATCATCACGATACGAAATTTTAAACGTATCGGGTGAAAAACTATCAATAACCGAATACCAGTCGTTTCCGTTTTCATCACGTAAATACAGTGCTGTGGGTAATTCCTTATCGTCTGGTTCATATAATTTAAAATTTTTGAAATGTTTCATAATTGCACCACTGTAATCCATTTCCCGTTAACTAATTTCTGAATCGGCCGAGCATAAGCCTGGTCCGGGCTGTCAGGCATAGGCCATCGACTAGTATCACCGTCAAGAATTGCAGTTAACATATGACCAGACGGAGCCGTCAGAGAAGCTTTACCACCATTTCCTGACCCCGATACTAATACCTGAGCGCCCAGCCTGATATCCTGCACGTAACGCGCATCAGACTCTGCTTTTGTGTAAGCCTGACCCGCAGGTGTGTAACTGCCTTTGGGCTGGTAATTAGTGCTCAACCAGGCGTCAAGCCAACCACCCCAGTTCGTTCCATAAATGTTTCCATTAGCCGCAATTCTTACCCCGCCATTCGCAGCCTGCAATTCGCCGGTTGCTATGCAATTACCGTTAACTTTTAACGGTTTCAGGCTTTCAATGAGGCTGCTAATAAACCGCATAACAAGCGCTGAGTTCGCGTAGACATTCAGGATTCCATCGCCTTCCTGCTTGAATCCTGTATCACTGTCACCTAAAACTATTGAGTTACCGCCGAGGCCGTTCGCCGTTCCAACTCCCAGCGGGCCGTTTAACGTGCCTCCAGAGATTGGGAGTGCACCGACATCAGCCGCACTGGGCTTATTTTGTGTATTGTATTCGCGCGCCCACGGCGTCCATCCCCCGTTACTGTATTGGCTGCGTGACCAGATTCGTGAGCTGTTATATACATAATAAATCTGCGTAATACCGGCGCTTCTCAGCACAATGAGTGCCCCTGCATTATTCTCCGGGTAGTTTAGTGCTGAGCTTGCATTAACATTCATCCCCTGAAAGTACAGGCCAGCTGTTTTTAAATCATTCAGATTTTGACCATCGTCAATTCTGATAGCCTGCCCGTTAAAAATATCCTGCGAGGTGATGTAGATATCACCGGCAAGCGCCTTTTCGTTTACTTTTCGCACTGACGGCACACGTCCATTCGCATTATCATTCGCGGCTTTTACTGCCTTTGGGGTGGCGGCAAGCAACTCGGACTCACTGTCGGTAGCGCTGCTGAGTTTAACAATACCTTTCTGCGCCGTGGTCGCGTCCTGAGCCGTATATTTACCACTGGCAAGGTCATACGCCGCCTTAACCGCTTTCGGCGTTGCTGCGAGCGCCTCAGACGTGCTGTCGGTCGCGCTGCTGAGTTTAACGATACCTTTCTGCGCTGTGGTCGCGTCCTGAGCCGTATATTTACCACTGGCAAGGTCATACGCCGCCTTAACCGCCTTCGGCGTTGCAGCGAGCGCCTCAGACGTGCTGTCGGTGGCGTTGCTGAGTTGCACAAAACCTTTTTCTTTCAGCGTGGCGTCAGGATGCCTGCGGGACTGTTCATGCTCGGCGAGCTTATCGTCGACATAATCCTGCGTTGCCATCACCGTTGTTGCATCAATGGACAACGCCACCGAGTCGACGCTGCTGACAATAATCACCATGCGACAGGTCTGAGCACGCCCCGAGCCCTCGGCCAGCTTCGGCTTGTAACTTTCGGCCATATTGGCAACGGCAATCAGCGTGCCTGCATCATCATACAGACCCAGCTCGCGCATCCAGAAGCCTCCCTCATCAGGAGGGATGACCAGCTCTGCCACGATGTAGTTTTTATTTTTATTGTCCTTGCTGACTTTATTCAGCGCATGACGCCAGACCTCATTAATGAGCTTCGTCTGACCGGCGTCTGGCTCCGGCAGCGTGCCGCCACCATCACCGACAGCCATCGCTGTAAGGTTCACTTTTTTACCACCCGGCACAGTTGCTGCCGCCAGTTTCTCAGCACCGGCAGTGGTAATAATTGTTTTAAATTTTTTGCTCATTATTCCTCACTCATCCGGGTAAACCGTAATAATGTCGCCGTCATATGCCACACCGCCGGTGTACATATAGCCCGCTATGTCCTGGATAATATTCAGACCAATCAGGTAACGACTGGCGGGTTTTGCATCCGCAATTAACCGTTCCATTTCTAAATACATTTCTTCGGTGATGCCGCTTTCGAGTACACCGATATCAAGACGAAAAGTGCCCGCCGGGTCGTCATTTTCCCACCACTCAGTAACGTTAATGACGTAACCGAGCGGCTCAACCACACGCCGGACTGCGCCTATCGTCCCTTTGTGGCAGTGGATGTAATACGCACTGCGAATAACGTCACGCTTGGTTTCTTCCGGCCAGTTCTCATCCCAGCGGTCAACGGAAAACGCCCACGCCAGCCACGGCAAAAGGTTTGCAGGACAGGTGTCAGGGCTCCACAGACGGCGTAACGGAACAGGTGTATTTTCAATATCGGCGCAGGCTCGGGCAGCAGCCACCTCAAGAGGCGATGAGCCTGCAGGTAACAGACGCGCATCACTCATCAGAGCCACCAATCACTATCCGATAGTCGGTGCAAAAGGAGGCCTGTGTTTTATCAAGCACAATGTCAGCCACTGGCGCCGTAAGTTCGACACGCTGCACCCCCTCAACATGTAACGCGGCATAGATGGCCGACAGGCGAATATCCCGCCCTAACCGGTGTTGAGCGCTGGCATAGGCTTTGAGCCTCGCCTCAGCCGCTGCGCGAATCGGTTCACTTTCCGGCCCCGGATAAGTGAAAATCGTTGCGCGTATCTGGTAATCAACAATCAGAGCCGACTGCACCGTTACACGGTCAGCAACCGGCCTCACGTCCTCCCCATTAAGCGCATTGCGCACAATGCTCAGTAGCTCATCAGATGCCGCGCCGTTGTTCTCGCGCGAGAGCACAGATATCGTGACGCAGGCGGGGGAAGGGCTGATAACCGAAATATCAGCGACACGCCCGTCAGCACTACGGCCATGAAATTCATAGGCACCCGTAGAGCCCGCCACGCTCATTCCTTCGAAAGCCTGCTGTATACGCAGACGATAATCGGCGTCGAGTTCCATTTCTGCCGGGGTGGGTGGAATGGTGGTGTCATCAGCAGGTGTGACGACAAGGCGCTCAACATTGAAATTCGCCCCGATATTATCGAGGTCACTGTCTATGGCATAAGCCAGCATGACTGCGCGAGCAGCCTCATTGACACGCTGACGCCAGATAACCTCACGGTAGGCGTTTTCCTGCAGCAGCTTAACAACCGGCTCAGACTCAAGCGCGAGCGTCCGGGCTACGGCTTCCTGCTGGTCTTCTGGATAGAGCGAAATCAGCGTTACAATGCGCTCCGCAAGGATAGTTTCATAGTCCAGTTCCTCAACCACATCGGGAACAGGTAGCAGGCTCAGGTCAACAGTTGCCATAGTGATTTAACTCAGTGAAACAGTGGTTGAAACTGACGCACCGGTATCGGTACGCATCCCGGTAATATCGACATACATTTCGCCAGCGTCGCCGGTCTCAAAGCTGATGGATGTAAGCCTGATGCGTGGCTCCCACTTCTGGATCGCGGCATAGCACGCCACCATGATTTGCAGCCTTAGCGCCGGGGTTTGCGGCATATCAATCAACGCAGACAGGAGCGAGCCATATTCACGACGCATAACCCGCGAGCCGACCGGCGTCAGCAGAATGTCGCGCATGCTCTGGCCGATATGCTCACTGTCACTGATAGCGAGGCCGGTATTTCGGTTCATCCCCATATAGCGAGCTGTCATCTGATGCCCTCCGTCCAGCTCCCGCCCCGTTGCACGCCGCCGTGACCGTGGTCATCAACCTGCACACCGTTTGATTTCAACGTGCCATCGGTATGTTCGATGTTTCCACGCATGGTGCCGCCTTTCTGCACCTCAAGCGTCGCCGTCGTCAGTTTGTTGGTGCAGACCACCTCCGGGGTGTCGAGGGTGATACGCTCTGCCGCTTTGACCAGCACCACCGGCACGGTGGCGGTGATGGACTCCGATGCCGTCACATCGGCAGTCTTGATGCCGCTGACCGTCAGTGCGCCGCTTTCCGGCTCATACTCAATAACCGCGCCATCAGGGAACACCACATGCCACGCATCCGCTGAGGCTGACGGGGCGGGGTTATCGTCGGAAAAAATCCCCGGCAGCACGAAAGCGGTATCAAGCTCACCACCAATCGCCAGCAGCAGTACCTGCTCACCGACCGAGGGAGCCCACCATGTACGCGAACGACCGGCGCGGGTAGTCAGCCAGTTCAGCCATGTAGTCTGGATCCCGCCGCTTTGTACGCGGCACAGCCCTTGCACAGTATCGACCTCAGTCACCACACCTGAGCGGATGAGGTTGCGAATTGCGCGCGCGAGTTCCTGTAGAGTGGATAACGTATTCATAGTGCAAGAATGCCTCTGGTCTGGAGCCGCGCCAATTCGCGCGGCTCCGGTGATGGCTCACACAATATTTATTTGCCGAGGTGACTGAGAATGACGTCTTCAATCATCTGCTCATCGTCGCGAGTGAAACCGAGTAGCGGGCGCGCCTCGTACTGCACCTCCCGGCTGTTGCGGTTTGGCCGGTCTTTGAGGCCATACTGATGCACCCGCGCCATGCGCTGCACTTTGCCGGTAAATTCCACCACCGCCGCACTGTCGCTGCCTTTGGCTTTCATAAAGCGGTTAGTGCGCAGTCTGGCGAACATCTCGCGTTTAATGCGGCCTTTTTTGCTCCGCACCGGCTGGCGCTTTCGCGCCGCATACGGGGTGCCGTCGGGTGCCTGCTGCCGCTTAATGCGTTGTTGCTGACTGGCGCGCAGCTTTTTCGCAATCTCAGCCGCCATTTGACGACGCGCCGCCGGTGACAGGCTGGCAATCAGACCGGCAAGACGTTCCTGCAACGCGGTTAACTCACTCATCCCACTTACTCACCAGTTCGCCGTTAACGTACAGCTCGACCGGGCGCGTCACCGGCTCAGGCAGCGGCGGCTCAGGGGCATAGCTGACATGCAGCGCGCCGTCGACCTCTCTGACGAGCGTGCGCTCAGTGAGTCTCAGGCTGATACTGATATCGAGCGAATCGTCGTTATTGATATCAATCATCCAGGTGAATCCTTTTTCCCGCCCGTCGTCGGTGGTCATAATGTCCGGCTGATGTTCACGCAGCCACGCCTGCACCGGGACGAATATCAAATCGAGGTCGCCGGTGAAGTCAGTCACCACCACGTTAAGCACGTACACCTTTTCAAACGACAGCGAGCTCGCCAGTCGGGAATCGGTATGGCCGTTGTCGGCAAACAGGCGCAGCATATCGGGGTTATTTCGGAGCTGCGGCACTGCGTTAATCAGCGCTTTGCGCAGGCTTTTGTGCTTCTGCATCGAGTTCATCCTGACAGTGTTTGACGGTTTTGACCTGCAGCGCACAGGCAGTCAGCGCGCCCTCAAGACGGCGAATATCCGCGCTCAGGTCACCATTTGTTTTCGGGTCACTTCCCGGCATCGGGCAAAGGCTCACCTTCGGGCATCCGTTGACCACAATCACCGGCGCTGGCGCAGGCGGGGCGGGTGTGCAGCCGACGCACAACATCAGGCAGAGCAGCGTTATACCAGCGGCGAAAGGCTTCATTTTCATTAAGTAACCTCGTTATCGTCTGCTCACGGCGGCTGGCTTCTGCGCTTGCCTTTGCGAGCTGTTCGCGCAGTGCCACCTGCGCGGATTCATTACGTCGGGCGAGCTGACCGGCAACACTGAGCTGATTTTTCAGCATGCCAATCGTCGTCTTTTGCTCGCTCGCGACACGGTTTGCCGTCTCAAAGGAGCGGGATAAATTGCCGTTCTCATGACGCAACCACAGCAGCCCGAGCACGGCCAGCACAAGCAGCGTTATCAGGACTTTCATGCCACCACCCCGCCAGCCGTGCGCCAGACAGTGACCAGTTTTTCGAGGCTATGCTCGCGCTGGCCGTAACCGGCACCCGGTAATGACGCCCAGATATTGCGACAACGGGAAACAGCACGCTCAATACGCCCCGCCCGGATATCATCAATAGCGCCACGCTCCCGGATTAACTGGATCGCGAGCTTGTCCTGCGACAGTGGGCTGAAATCAGGCAGTGAGAGCTGTTTTTTATAGTGCGGCCAGAACAGATAAAGCTGCTGGTAACGCCCCGATGCCGTGGATTTCTCGCCACGGCGATTAAACACTTTCGGTGGTCGGCCATGTGCGAAAGGGTGGTCGCTGTAATCGGTGAAAATCTCTGGCTTACCATCAAGGCCGGTGACAATGACGTCATAGCCACGGTTTTTCGTCAGCGGATGGTTCGCTGTTCCTTCGGAATACGCCAGCATGTCCAGAAAGGCGGCGATATTCTGGTGAGTATTAATGACCGGCATCGTCTTCCCCTTTCTGTGACTTAAAGCGGCGCTGTATGGCGATTTCCACCACCTGATAACCGGCAATGCCGAGCATGGATCCAATCCCGCACACGGCAGGCAGTGACATATCAGGAAACTGCACCAGAACAACACCGGCGACCATCGAAACGAAACCGCCGAGCAGCATGCGTCCGACAAACAGGCGCGGGGTGATGGGCTCACCACCTGCCAGCACTTTCCCGACAACAATCATCACGCCAATCACAAACAGTGACAGGACGCCTTTTTCCCCTTCTGTCATGGTTTACTCCCAAAGATTGATAGTGTTAGTTACTGGTGAAGACGGCACGTCGGGCAGGTCAATCTCCGTACCATGCGGCAGAATGACACCCAGCTCAGACAGACCCGGATTGGCCTGCAGCACCCCCTCGACCACACCCTCAGTGCGTCCGTAATGCCGGGCGCAAATCGCATCGAGGGTGTCTCCCTGCATTGCCCGGACTTTCATCAGAGCTGACCCACAATGCAACGCGGCTTGTCCTGCAGGCGCGCAACCGACCAGCGCATATCCCGCCACAGGTCATCAATGGTGGTTTCCACACTGTCGGCTTTTTTGTCACCCTTGCCGGTGGCCTCAACGCCGCGATAGCGCTCATACAGGGTGGCGGTTGCCATCGCCGTCACGGCGCTCAGGTAGTGGAAAACACGCACATTCTCGCCGTCGATTTCCTCGGCAGGCACGTCGGCCAGTTGCTTAAACCCGGCGGCAGTCTGGCGCAGCCGGTAGTCGTAAAGCTCCGCATTGGTCTCTGCCATGCCGGTCTTGATGGCATTGCGCAGGCGCGCATCGGAAACCGTCTGCTCAAGGCGCATCAGTTCGCGCACGCGCTTCGGATCCACATCAGGGAAAAAGAACGTGTTTTTAATCACTGCACCGCCCGTCTCCGGTGCGGGAATCACCACGCCCGGTACGTCCTGCGGTTCGTCGGGCTGGTTCAGAATCACTGTCGTCATGACAACCTCATCAGGTTGGGCGGTGGACGCCGGTCGCCGTCAGGTCTTTGCCTGCTTTGACCGGCGTGCCGCCCGGCTCGGGGAGCGTTTAGTTAACCGGCGGTTTTTGCCGCCTTTGGTGGACGCCCGCGCTTTGCTGCCGGTCTGGCGGCAGGTTGGCGCGTGCGCGGTTTAGTCGTTTTACGGGGTGCGGCCTCTGGCTTTGGCTTCAATGCCCGTTCCAGTCGCTCAATCTCCTTGCGCACACCGGCATTGCGGTCGAGCTGCATCGCGCGCTGAAACTGCGCCAGCGCCTCGGCATTCATACCGGCATCACGCAGGGTCAGGCCTGTCACCTTATGCAGACGGGCGCGCACCATATCGGGAACGTCAGCACCATCGGTCAGGTCGATAGTGGTCTGCAGCCAGGAAAGGTCGACAGACTCACCGGCATCGCGCAGACGCTGCGCGGCAAGCGCCACTTCCTCAACCAGCATGTAAGGTGTTGTGCGGCGATGGTCAGAGGTGAGGCCGTATTTCAGCGCGTAGGGGGCAATTTCCAGCGCGCCAGCGATATCACCAGCATCGAGACGCCACAGCATGACGGTCATGACAATGTCATCCTGCGCACCACGACCATCAGCCAGCACACCAGCGACCCACGGCGCATAGAACGGCAGCAGCTCGCGCTTTTTCTCGGCTTTACGTTCGTTTGAACGGATGTTTTTTAACGTGCGGCGGTCATCGGCCAGCTTAACCAGCATCTGCTCATAGGCGGTTGCATGGCGCAGCGGGGCTTGCTCCCGCTGCGCGGCTTGAGAGGCCGAGACCCGCATCATGTGACGCTGTGCGGGGCTCGTCATGGTTTAGGCTCCGCTTTCCGGTGCTGCAGGTGCGGTGAAATCGCCCAGGGTGATGTTTTCCAGCAGGCACCCGGCGGCATACGCCTCGACCACGTAGTCGATATTCATCGACTCGTAGTTTTCAACGCGGTCTTTTTTCGGGTTTTCATCAATGCTGCGGCGGTGGCTCTCATCCATGAAATAGATAGAGAGGTTTTCCAGCGTGGTCACTAACACGGCATTCGCCGGGAAGTACGGCACGCGCACAGCGGGCAGGTTGCCGATTCGCTTCTGGCTGATGATGATATCTACCGCGAGCGCCTCGCTGTTTTCCTGCGGCTTGTTCACCAGCGGGAAATATTTGTCGGCCAGCAGCTTACGGCCAACGATGGCAACGAGTTTCGGGTCATCCTGATAAACCTCGTCAATCAGGTTGTTGGTCGCATCCATCACCAGCGCGTCGAGGTTCTCATAGTCGCCATTTCGACCGACGCGAATCACTGCTGAAACGACCTTACCGTCAGCGTCAGTGATGTTGCTCATCACGCGCGTCGGGGCTTCATTGCGGTATTTCTGCAGCCAGCCGACGGCCACATCCTGCAGCATCGGATTTTTGGTGCGGTCAGAGGTGGCGGCGCGGGCGGTACCGTTAAAACCGGCCATGATGAAATCGAGCGCCTGACGCTTGACAATGGCGTCGCGGATGCGGCGCTGGAAGTCCTGAAAACGCGCCCACAGGTCGAGGGTTTTATATTTCAGATGGAAGTCAAAATTAATCTGGTCGCACTCGTACTTGTTGGACTCAAGCGCGGTGAAGTCTGCGGTCTTACGCTCATCATCGCCTGAGGTGTCGGTCGTGCTGGCGATAGTACCGGTCACACCGACGCCGATTTTCTCCCCCTTCATTTCTGCGACCGGCAGGATATTAATCGTCTGCAGAAACGCGGATGATTCCTGCACTTTGTTCATCAGCGTTTGCGTGACGGACGGCTCGACGGTGAATTTTTTACTGACGTCATCAGTGCTGATGCCGTTCAGCTCAGCGACGCGGGTCAGATAGGCATTGAACTTAAAACGGGTTTCCGGGCGCATAGTATTTCCTGTTTGAATTTATCGGTTAGTCACTGCATCGGGCGGGGTTGCCGCCCGGTTTCGGGTCTGCGGTTTATCAGCAGTCGGTCAGCAGCTCATCGCCACCACCGCCGCTGGCTTTCGTGCGTCGCGGCTGGCTGAAACTTTCGGTTTTATCGAGGGTGGTTTTCAGGGCGGAAAATGCCTGGCTGGTTTCTTCAACCTTGCCGGTCAGTTCCTGTTTGAAGGTGGCAAGCGCGGTTTCCATATCGGAAATACGCTTATCCTGCGCAGTGAGGTTGGTCTGCACATGCTCGCTGACGGCGGTCACCGCTTCATGCACATCATTCATGCGCGCATCGTCGCTGACCTGTTTACGGCTGAAAATGGCTTTCACCTTGTCAGTCAGGGCGGTAAATACCGTTTCCGGCTGGTCTTCAAACTCAAGCTCCGCAAGCGTTGCCGCTGAAATCAGGTTTTCAGGATTAGCTTTAAAGCGGTTAAGCGGGTTGTGTTTTGCATTGCGACAGAATTCGAGGTATTCGGTGCCGAGGCTTGCCGGGTCATCGGTCACAGCCAGACCAACGAGATAGCATTTGCCGCTGTTGCTGAAATTCGGCGCAATTTCCATTGAGGTATAAACCTTCTGGAGTGCCTTATTCATTGCGACTAAATCGTCGGATGGGCTGATTTTTGCGAACAGTGCCAGCTTTCCGTTAAGCGCGGAGTCATCTTCGATTTTCTCCGCTTTCAGTTCGACCACATCGCCATAGCGTTTGAACGGGCTATCAGGAAACACGCTTTTGATGTGCTCAAGATTGATGCGGCAACCGTAGACGCGCGGGTCAAACGTGTCGGCCATTTCCTGAATATCACTGGCGCTGATAATGCGCCCGTCGCAGGTATCACCCTCGACGCCGATGCGAAAGAATTTTGAGACTTTTTTTGCCATTGTGAGGAGTCCTGAGGTTAGGGTTACTGGTCAACGCCAGTTTCCAGACTCAGGGCACACCAGACCACTAACGACGGCTGGACAATCGCCCACACAACAGCACCTTAGCGAATCACTGACGGCCATTAAGTAGCCTTGCCCTGAATCCACTACGGCGAGGCATCAATGACCATTTCCACCGATACAACCTTGTTGCATGACCCGCGACGACAGGCATCGCTGCTTTACTGGCAGGGCTTTTCCGTGCCACAGATTGCCGAAATGCTGCAGGTCAAGCGCCCGACCGTGCAGAGCTGGAAGCAGCGCGACGGCTGGGACGGCATCGCACCGATTTCCCGCGTTGAAAGCAGCCTTGAGGCCAGGCTGATTCAGCTCATCGCCAAGCCGCAAAAGACAGGCGGCGATTTCAAAGAGATTGACCTGCTCGGGCGGCAGATTGAGCGGCTGGCACGCGTCAACCGCTACAGCCAGACCGGCAACGAGGCCGACCTTAACCCCAACGTCGCCAACCGCAACAAAGGGGAGCGCAAAAAGCCGAAAAAGAATTTTTTCAGCGACGAGGCTATCGCAAAACTTGAAGAAATTTTCTTCGACCAGTCTTTCGAGTACCAGTTGCAGTGGTATCGCGCAGGGTTGGAGCACCGTATTCGCAATATTCTCAAATCCCGCCAGATTGGCGCGACATTTTACTTTGCGCGTGAGGCGCTGCTACGTGCGCTCAAGACCGGCCACAATCAGATATTTTTATCAGCCAGTAAAACGCAGGCTTACGTGTTCCGCGAATACATCATTCAGTTTGCGCGACTGGTCGACGTCGACCTGACCGGTGACCCCATTGTGCTCGGTAATAACGGCGCAAAGCTGATTTATCTCGGCACCAATTCCAACACCGCGCAGAGCCACAACGGCGACCTGTTGGTCGATGAAATATTCTGGATCCCGAACTTTCAGAAACTGCGCAAAGTCGCCTCTGGCATGGCTTCGCAGAAGCACCTGCGCTCAACCTACTTTTCGACCCCCTCAACACTGGCGCACGGGGCTTACCCCTTCTGGTCGGGTGAGCTGTTCAACAAGGGGCGCGCCAGTGCCGCTGACCGCATCGAAATCGACATCAGTCACCGCGCGCTCGCCGGTGGTCAGCTCTGCGACGATGGTCAGTGGCGGCAGATTGTCACCATTGAGGACGCCCTTGCCGGGGGCTGCACCCTGTTCGACCTCGACCAGCTCAAACGCGAAAACAGTGATGATGATTTTAAAAACCTGTTTATGTGCGAGTTTGTCGACGATAAGGCATCGGTATTCCCGTTCGAGGAGCTGCAGCGCTGCATGGTCGATGTGATGGAAGAATGGGAGGACTTTGCCCCGTTCGCCGACCATCCTTTCGGCTCTCGCCCGGTCTGGATTGGCTACGACCCGTCGCACACTGGCGACAGTGCCGGGTGCGTCGTGCTCGCGCCGCCGGTGGTCTCGGGTGGCAAGTTCCGCATGCTGGAGCGCCACCAGTGGAAGGGCATGGACTTTGCCGCACAGGCAGAGGGCATCCGAGGGCTTACCGAAAAATACAACGTCGAATACATCGGTATTGACGCAACCGGCCTCGGTCTCGGCGTGTTCCAGTTGGTGCGCTCATTCTACCCGGCGGCACGCGGCATCCGTTACACACCTGAGATGAAAACCGCGATGGTGCTCAAGGCGAAAGACACCATTCGCCGTGGTTGTCTGGAGTACGACGCCGGGGCAACCGACGTCACGCAGTCGTTTATGTCGATTCGCAAAACCATGACCAGCAGCGGGCGCAGCGCCACCTATGAGGCCAGCCGCACTGAGGAAGCCAGTCACGCCGATATCGCATGGGCGACCATGCACGCCCTGTTAAACGAACCGCTTTCTGCCGGTAGCGGCATGCAGCCTAAATCAATTCTGGAGTTTAATTAATGAAAAATAACGTTTTCTCACAAAGCCAGATTCAGGCAATGGCCGATATTCTGCACAATGACAGCTTTGACTATCAGGCAACATGGCTGCGGGTTGGAAAACTCAATATCGATCGCAGCATCACCAAATCGCGCCAGATTGGCGCAACACATCTCTTTAGTCGTGAGACGCTGCTCAATGCGCTGACAACAGGCGATAATCAGGTCTGGTTTGCTCACACCATTGAGCATGCACGCGTGGCGCTGATGTACATGAGTAACTTTTCGGCGCGCGTCGGCGCCCGTCTGTCGAGCAACGGCTACAGCCTGCAGCTCGACGGCGGTGCGGTTATCAGTTTTGTCGGCGAGGAGTCCCATTGCGCCGCGCTGGCGGGTAATGTCTACCTTGATGAGTTTGGATGGTTCAATAACCCGTTAAGGGCGGCAAAAATCGCGGTGGCTATCGCCTGCCATAAGCGCCACAGCCTGACGATGTTCACCTCGCCCTCTGATAATCATGACGCTTTCCGGGTATGGAACGGCACTACCCGCAGGCACCGACCGTCACCGCTCATCAATACTGGCGACAGCGTATTTTGTACAGATGGTGTCTGGCGTCAGTCGGTCACACTGGATACAGCATGCCAGCGCGGATGCAATCTCTTTGCACCTGAGGATATTAAACGCGAATACAGCGACGATGATTATCGTATGCTGTTTGGCTGCGACTGGTCTTTAGCGGTTGCAGCGGGTGAGGTGAAAGCATGAGCAAGCGCAAGCCACGTAAAGCAGCAGCCATGACTGCCAGCGCCCCGCAAAAAATGGAAGCGTTCACTTTCGGTGAGCCAGTGCCGGTGCTCGACAAGCGCGATATTCTGGATTACGTCGAATGCATCAGTAACGGCAAATGGTATGAGCCGCCGGTCAGCTTCTCCGGTCTGGCAAAGAGCCTGCGCTCTGCCGTGCATCACAGCTCACCGATTTACGTTAAGCGCAACGTACTCGCGAGCACTTACATTCCGCACCCGCTACTGTCCCGTCAGGATTTCAGCCGTTTTGCGCTCGACTATCTGGTATTCGGCAACGCCTTTCTTGAGCAGCGCCACAGCGTCACCGGCCAGTTAATCAAGCTACTGACCTCACCGGCCAAATACACCCGCCGTGGGGTTGATGATTCGATTTTCTGGTTTGTGGAAAACTTCACGCTGCCGCATGAATTCGCGCCTGACACCGTGTTTCACCTGCTGGAGCCTGACATTAATCAGGAGATTTACGGCCTGCCGGAATATCTCAGCGCGCTTAATTCTGCCTGGCTGAATGAATCCGCGACGCTGTTCCGTCGCAAGTATTACCAGAACGGCGCGCACGCGGGTTACATCATGTATGTGACCGACCCGGCGCAGAGCGCGACCGACGTCGAATCGCTACGCGAGGCGATGCGCAACTCGAAAGGACTCGGCAACTTTAAGAACCTGTTTTTCTACGCCCCCGGTGGAAAACCGGACGGCATCAAAATCGTGCCACTGAGCGAGGTCGCCACAAAGGATGACTTTTTCAATATCAAGAAAGCCAGCGCCGCTGACCTGATGGACGCGCACCGCGTGCCGTTCCAGCTTATGGGCGGTAAGCCCGAGAATATCGGCTCACTCGGTGATGTTGAGAAGGTGGCAAAGGTATTTGTGCGCAACGAGCTGTCGCCTCTACAGGACAGGTTCAGGGAGGTAAACGACTGGCTCGGCATGGAGGTAATCAGGTTCAAAGAGTACACCCTCGACAACCCGGAATAACCCCCCTCAAGCCGCCAGCATGGCGGCTTTTTTCACACCCCGCCACCATCACGCCTCAGACGCGCCACACGCGCACGAACACACACGACCACCAACGAAGCGACAGCAACCACGATAGCGCCATTACGAGGCGCTCAGACGATAATTTTTATCATTACGCACCACCTCTGGCGCGCAATGCTTTCCCCGCCACGCCTGCCCGCTTTATGGGTCGGTTTTAATGCAGTTGAATGACCACTCTGGATCCGCACCAGCTCTGGCGTAGGCTAACAAAGTTTGACTAAAAAACCGAATGCAAAACCATGCACTACAATGCATGGTTTTCATACAATTATATTAATTTCCCATTATCAGTCGCTACATAGCTCACATTGAGTGATCGATCTTCAGGGTTAAAGTATCTTCCAACGATCAAATCAGTGTTGTCATACTGAGGATTAATTTCTGATGTTGCATAAATCAACTGAAAATCATACTCATATGTTTCTGCTTCTTGAACTATGATTTTCTGCAAATTGTGGCTACGCTCTTTCTCCATACCACCATCATCAATCCCGTCCAGCATTAAGAAACGAGGTAATCTCATGTAAGGTTTTTCAAGGCTTGCAGTAAGAAGCGCTAGATGGAAAATATGCCTTAGCACTACAGCCGAACTCTCTGAGAAATTTTTAGAACCGTTCACATACACTTCATTATCAACAAAACTAAAATTAATTTGCTTAGGGTCAATAAATTCAGTTTGTAAAGGAAGGTCTAGTTTTAAAAGCCTCGTCATAATAGACTCAACAGTCTGAGAAATATCTTTCTTCCTGCTTTCCTCCTTGCTTTGCAAAGATTCTATGAGAGCCTCCAATCGCTCTTTCTCTGATTGCAAGTCATCGCGATTTTTTTGTAACTCAGAAATTACATCACTCAGCTTCTGCGATTCATACGCTTGATTAATTTCCTCTTCAATCCTACCAAGCGCCTTAGTCAGCGCTTCAAACTCTATTTCGTAGGCATTTTCCCATACTGTTGAAACAGCTTCATATTCTCGAATAAGAGCCTGAACATTTTTCTTTAGAATTGGTGCCTGGAGCTTCAACTCTTTTAACTTTTCAATATTATGTTCGAGCAAGTACCTTGACTCTTTCAACTGTACAGAAATTTCATTTTTCATTCTCAATAACTGCGGGGCTTCACTTCCTTCAGATGTCTGGCTTTTACACAGCGAGCACTCCGCCTCAGAGGAGCTATGAAGCTCACTCAAGCAGCTTGGACAAAATTGAAACTGTACATTGCTGAAATATTCTCTAGCTATACCCGACTCATTTAGCGCTTGGAACCTTGCCTCTAATTCATTAATAAACATCTCTGAATCAGCCACCTCCATCTCCAATACATTAATGTGGTCGGTGTTTTTAACTTCCTTCTCTTTCGCTTTATTCAACCGTTTACGAAGATTATCTGTTTTTTCTCTATCAGATTTTTTATTATTCCCTTCAGATACTGCACGGCCTTTTAGATTATTTAACTTGTTATAAATATCATTTTTCTCTTGTTCTAAATCAGCTATCCTTTGTTCAATGAAATGAATATTTTCTGATTGCCCAGAACGACCTAATACTGTAAATATACTTCTTAACTCTGTGACTTTAGTCGATAGTTCAGAATCTACCTGCTTGAGTCTGATTAGCGAACTATAAAGAACATCATCAAATATACCGCATAAATAATCCCCAACTGTTTCCCGTGTTAGAGCTTTATCAAAATTATCGTTCCTGAATATAGGGCTATGAACCGAAGGTTGATCCGCGTAAAGTACACGAAGTATTTGATGCATAGTTAAAATTGACGCACCTTCTCCCTGTGCCAAAGGCATATCCAAGGCATGCAAAATTACCTGGGAAAAACTCAATGATTTCTCTGAACGCTTGAAAGGATATAATTCCCACTGGCTAGGCGAGGATTGTAATGCTTCATCCATCCCCCCCCAAAAAATACTCAATGGCCGCATGGATTCCTTACTAATTTCCCTTCTGAAACATGCAGGCCTATCATTCAAAAGAACTTCAACCAGGGTAAAAGTGCATAGTAGGGCTTGTGGTTTCCACCTAATGTTTTCTGCACCAATAGAAAAAGCAAGCAGATCCATAATAGTCGTTTTGCCAGAACTATTACGTCCTCTGATGACATTTACACCCTTGTGAAAGTCGCAACTAAATGCTTCTCGTCCATTTTGAAATACTTTTAGCTTACTTACAAAAAAAGATGGATTAAGAAAAGTCATATCTAAACTCCATTAAATTCGTTCTATCTTTAAGTCCATCCTTCCCTGTCAGATGGAATTGCGACAATTGTCTTATGATAAAAGTATAAATTTCTTCTTTTGCATTGAGAAAATCGCGCATGGATAACAACAAGCCATCAGGTATAGATTTATTCGTTCGCTTGATAATGTCTCTTTCTAGAGGCGTTATCTCAATCAATCCAGTAGCGGCCAAACATCTAATTGCTGCCATTTGAATTTCGTGCATATCTCGAAATGTTGATCTAATGTTAATAGGGTTTCTATAATCATTAGAATATTTCTTGGACTCTTTCTTTATTTCATTGTAATTATGAGGCATCCTAATCTCGGAAACTAAAGCAGGAAATATAAGATAAAAATCTAAAATCCTTGCCTTGTCTACCTCAATTTCATTTACGTGATCTATTAACGCAATCATTCTAAAAAGACAATGATACGCATCATATGCCGGATGATAAATTAACATTTATCCCACCTTATATGACAATTACCACCGAGAAAAAACAATAACCCCAAAAGATCTTTTGCAGTCAACTCCAATAGGTTTTCACCTAAAGACATATATAGATCATCAATAATCGAGCTTATTTTTTCATCAACAATTATTCTTGGGCTCTCGGCTTCTATTAGTGGTGTTACTTTCATTATAAAATCATAATGGATCTGATCTAAAATTATTACAAATATCCGTTGGGCTGTTCTCGAGGTTTGGCGACGCATTATCGCTTTCGTAGCCTTTTCCTTCATCTGCTTCGCCACAAATAACAAATCTTTTCTATTGCTTTCAATTAGCTTTGCATCCAGCCCCCGAACATCGATTTCAGGTTGAAGAGACATATAATGCTCAAGTTCAGCACAAAATGCTGAATTGGAGTCACCAGAGTCCCCTCTCTTCAAACGCTCATAGAGATCCTGTATCTCGCGATTAGTTCCCTTTGCAGCGTACTGATGGATTATCTGATTGGTCTGATTACCCGCAATAATGCTGCCATTGGCTACGGAATTGCCCGACTGTTCGATAGACACACGAATCCCTCTTAATGCGAACGATCCTGGTTACCACCGACAATGCTTCCGTTTGTAACACTGTTACCAGACTGAGTCACTGTCTTATTATTCGAATTTTTCGTGGTATCGCCAACTTGCTTACGCGACGAATACACAATTCGAATAGACCAACCAGCGCCAAGCCCAACGAAAAAAGTGATGATATGTGTAATCCAGTCCATTCTGATATCCTTAATGTAGATTTTATGTACGCATATTAAATTGAATACGCCTTGTCTACAACTCATGAATATCAACTACATATGAAGGATATACTGCATACTATTTATCTAGCACAAAAAATCAAAGAAGCTAGTCAAATCCATGACTGCTATCTGCGTTATCATTCACATGTGATGCAGAAAAAAACACAGAAAACCCTTTGTTTTTTAAGATATTTCCTTTCGCAATCTCCGCAATTAACCCCAACGCAATTTCACGGTCCCTTTCCTGACAGGCCCCCTCAGCAGTAAGACGCGCAATCATCTCGACCCGCTCAATCATAACGTGCTCGCTCAGCTCTCTATCCACATAACCTCCAACACGAGATACTGTACAAACATACAGTATCACGTATTGATAAAAATGGAAGAAAAAAATCAAGATTTAATAATACGTATGTGCATGATAGGAAAAACTATTAATGTCAATTTTTCACTACTGATTCGGCCAAAAATGCAACGCGATTGAGGATTTTTCTTGCTTGAGAGCAATATGATGGCGCAGCAGAAAATAGCTCACCTTTGGACGTTCCCCTCAGCCATTTACCGTCAAAACAACTTTTACCGCCAGACATCAGGTGCAGGGCTTCGCCCCGGCTGATAGTGATGCCGGTTGTCAGATGTATCTCGTCGATAATTTTCGCTACAACTGCGTTTTGCTCATTCGTTCCGTGAATGAATTTTCGCCGCATTTGTGGCTTTTGCTTCCTGAGTCGGTTTGTCAGCTCTCGTCTTTCACGTCGCCTCAGTGGTTTTGATAAATCGAGTTCCGGTGGATCGCTTTCGCTTCCCGTACAGTTATTGACAGAACTCCGAGAGGGCGCAGGAGCGCCCTTAACGTCAACGGCCAAATCAACGGCACGCTTCGGCACAATTTTCCACTGCGTTAACCGGGTTAAAATCGGAGTGCCAGCCCCAACAGCGGAATCGTACACGCCACGGATGCAGACGGTTTCCTCACCATACTGGTTAAACTCGGCGCGCGGTTCATACAGCGTGCGCACCTGCAAATCATCACGACGGACAAACGGACCACCCTGCGCATTGACATACCCAGCCCAATCACCGGCATCAGCGGCGTCATGAACGGCGGCAAACTCAATACTCAAGCCGTGCGCGGTCTCGGTATCAGCGAGACGACGCAACTCACGGTAGACCGTCACAGGCGCACCGCCGATAAACTGAAATTGCCGGATGTGCCAGCGCGCCGCCCATGCTGAAACAGCGGGGGCTGTTTCTTTTAGGAGCTCACCGCTTTCGTCATCGGTTTCGCCATCGAGAGCATAGCCGTCGATATTTTTGGAAATGTATTTAGCGACATAGCCGGTAGCGCTGCCCTTTTCTGGGTCAATGGCTTCGGCATGGAAGCGTGCCTTTTTGGCTTTATCGCTTTTCAGTTCGTGGTGGTCTTCCTCCCACGCATAATCGCGAATAATGAGGCGCACACGCTCAACGTCTTCCGGCAGCATAAACATAAGCATGTGCCAGTGAGGCGTCCCGTCGTGATGAGGCTCGGCAACACGGATGCCGAAAATGCGGATTTCTTCCCGGTGTAGCTTGGCGCGTATGCGCGCCCAAAGGCTGGTGAGATAACTCTGCGTGTCCGACGGGCTGGCACCGTTCCATTTGCTGTTACGGTATCCCGCTTTGGTGGTGGCGTGATATTTAGACGGTGCAGTCAGAGTGTAAAACTCACCGACATAACCGAGCTCATTGCAGATATTTTCAAACCCACGGATGCGGGTCATCAGCTCACAGCGACGTATTGCAGGGTTAGCAACCGAGCCATCGTATTTTTCAATCAGACTGATGCGGTTGCCGTCTTCGTCTTCGAGTTCCAGTCCTTTAAGAAATTCACGCGTGCGGCGCTTCTGCTCGCGCCAGTCGGTCACGCAGTTTTTACTCGCGTATGCGTGTCGTTTTTTGCTGACATTGCCGACTGCAATTTGCAGATGTTCGCGCCATGCAGCCGCAATGCGACGTAAACGACCGCGCCACCAGACATCATTAAACATGCGCATGATTGCTGGTGCCGCTTTGTCCTGGTCAAAGTATTTTGTTGTCAGTCCCGCCCAATGAGGAGGAGTAACACCAAATTGCAGCGCAATTAGTCCGGCGCGCATGTACCAGCCATGTAATGTCGCCAGCTCGCCGAAATCTGAATCAGCGTCATCATGTTCCGCCAGTTCAGCACGAATAAAATTAGCGACATCAGCAGCCAGCAAGTCAATGTCGGCACGCGACATATCCGGGAGGCGGTTGTATCTGGCAACCATATTGACCATACGTGATGCCAGATACTGCATATATTTCGTATCGAAATGACCACCGAAAACAGCGCCTGATACATCGCTGCTGATGCCTGCACACTCATATTTTTTGGCGACCAGTTCAAGACGCGGCAATGCCTTTTTGCAGAAGCTGATTAAAAAAGCATTGGCTCGTTGACTGCCCTGATTTTGCTCCAGCACCGCAGCGGTTCGATAAACATCAAAACGCACGCACTCAGGCTGGAGGGAAAGCATTTTTCTCGCATGCAGCAAAGCCGCGAACATGCGGTCGCGGCGATGCTGTTGGTCATAGGTGAGATATGGGCTGGCTATTGCCTGTTTTGGAAAATTCCATACAAAGGCATAATCAATCTCACCCGTAGCTTTTGCTGAGACAGGAGTGTCTATGACTTTATTCACTGAAGAAGATCCCACCCAACGCCGCTATGTTGATTTGATTACAGAGGTGACGCCTTTCGAAGCTACGAAAGAACCAATGAAGATCATTTCCGCATCCGACATGCTGGGCATTTGCGATGCTTTTCTTGCTGACACTCAATGCCACATAGCAGACCGGCTACCTCTTTCAATAGGTGGTCGGCGTGAGCTAGGTCGGAAAATTGAGTGGAATTGTCCACATAGCTGGAAACCACGCGAAGAATGGTCAACACATGTTCGGCACGCCTTACAAATTTTAAATCGACGTTATTTGGATACCCCAGTATCTCCACAGGATGACTGGCAGACCTGGGAAGAACTATCGACAGATATTCATGTGTCGGCTCGCTGTGTTCGGCAGACTGTTGAGTTTTTTCGCTCTGGAAATCCCCAGCATTTACCGATGTCGACTGAGCTTTTTGCTGTTCCCGAAGTTTTTTCAAAATTTGTAGCTTCGATTCTTTCGGGTGACATTCACCCTGTTTGGATGTGGCATGCTGACGCAGCCAAAACGCCGAGATGCTTTGATGGGCTTTATCCCAAATACACGCCGCTTTCTTGAGCTGGCTTAGTGGTCGGGTAGTCATATTGCCCCCCGATAGTGTTTTGCTTTCAGCTCTTCAACCTGCTGGCAGGTCACGCACAAATCCACGCCCGGAATCGCGATGCGGCGAGCTTCCGGGATTGGTGTGCCACATTTTTCGCAGAAAAAACGGGAAGGCGCAGTGATACGGCTGCGCGCTTTGTTGATGTAGCGCTCGCGGTCTTCCTGCTCACGCTGTTGGGCTAAATCAATTGTGTCGGCCATTAGTGCAGCTCCTGTGATTCGTTTTCGTAGCGGGTTGCTTCACGGCGCAGCAGTTCAGCCGCTTCAATACCGTTTAACCCTTTGTTGGCAATATGGGTTGCCAATGCCTCAAGGCGAATTGAAACTGCAAGCGCGCGACCTTTGCGCTCCTCACGCTTGGCAATATCAATCACAGTCATAAGTGGGTCAGTTTCGGCTACAAACATTTTTGGTAATTCTTTCTGCATTGTTCTTTCTCCTGAATTTGGGCAATAAGAAGCCCGGCGGGTTTACGCCAAGTAATTACGTTTAATTAATTAACTATATCCAAATACAACAGCAGGCTTGCTTTTTAACTGCTTGATGATTTCGGCTTTTAATCCATCCTTAAATTCTTTGCAGCACTCCCACTCAGGGTCAACGCGAAGTATTGCGCCGTCGCGGGTTTTAATTTCAAAACCTTCCTCCATATTTGGAATCATGGCACCCAAAACAATTCTTAATTCATCGCGTGACATGTTTCACTCCTTTAATTACAAAGTGGACAATACGAATAATTAAAAAGCCTGACGATTTCGGCGACTTTGTTTTCAGCCCTTTTAATAATTCGGACTGTGAGCGGCACGGGTGCCAGCGTTTGCCGTCCTTACCTGCGATCCAGCCGTGGCCGTAATGCATGCCGGGGCTTTGCTTAACGAGCAGAGACGCGAATGACGGTTCACTTTTCAGCATATGCACCTCAAATCAGACCAAACGATGCGCCAATACCGCTCATGGTATCGACCACGCTCGACATTGCTGGATTAGTCTGCAGACGTGCATGCAGCGCCAGAGCCGACAATGACAACATGCGAATGCCGGAGTTAACGCTTTCAATCATGTTGTGCTTACGGGCAGTAGTCAGACGTTCATCAGATACCGCACCGCTTGCCAGTTCGCCGAGTTCACTCATTGCGCGCATGACATAAGACTGCAATTTGTCTTTAGCCAGCTCATTAACTGGCACGCATGGCAGACAATGAATCTGCGCCAGAAAACCATCAACGAGGGTTGAGTCTTCGGTCAGGTCTGTCAGTGTCCATATCTCGCGGGGAGTTAACTGGTGCGGCTGTTCAGGGTTTAGCTTGTTATAAAGCGTATGAGGCTTGATGCCAGCCTTTACCGCTAGCTCTTTAACGTTGTGAGAGGCTGCAAATTTACTGCAAGCGTCATCAAAGTGTGTATGTGACGAAACGCGAAAATCTAACATGCTGCATCCTTATAATTCACATAAAGTGAATCAAGAACCAATAACGAGTTGAAAGCGGGAATGTCCCAGCGACTTGCGCAACTGCTCTTCTTTCCAGCGCGCGTAGTAAATGCGAACCATGCCGCTTGCACGTTTACGACCAGGCTTAATGACTCGCGGCTCGATTGGTATGCAAGGGTTGTCGCCAGTAGTCCAGCGACGAACTGTAGCGATAGAGACCCGCTCTAAAGCGGCAAACTCATGAGGAGAAACAATCTCACTTGGAATTTTCACAATTGTAATTTCAGAAGCCATATTGCATCATTCCCTGTTTATCAATAATTATCATTGATGCTCTTCGATTGTCAGCGATTATCATCAATGCATTACGGTTAAGCCGCATGTTAATGCGCAAAAGCCGCAATGGTCAATACTCGGATGCGAATTTTATGGAAATTGATTCAGAAATTAGTAACGAACACGTCTTAGATAGGATTTGTGAAATCTACGGATTTGCTCAAAAAATCCAGCTTGCACGGCACTTCAATATCGCGGCCAGTTCCCTGCAAAACCGCTACACACGAGGGGCTATCTCCTATGACTTCATAGTTCATTGCTCTCTGGAAACAGGTGCAAATGTAGAATGGTTGCTTACAGGTAAAGGGGAAAAGCTATCAGGCAGTAACCTCAAGGCATCTGTTGAATCTGATGAGTTAACAGTCAAATCATTCACATTAAGTGAAGGTCGATTGATTGACGGTACAGATTTGAGGATATCTAAGTCCCTCTTTAATCGACCGCTTAACAACCCACAATGCATACTGTCGGACAATGCGGCTCACTTTATTGAGACTGATGCCTTGCTGTCAGATGGTTCATGGCTTGTAGATATTGAGGGCGCAAAAAGCATTCGTGAGTTAACGATTTTACCAGGTAGAAAACTACACGTAGCCGGAGGGAAAGTCCCTTTTGAATGCTTGGTTGATGACATTCAAACATTAGGCCGCGTGGTGGGTGTATATAGTGAGGTGAGTTAATGACTGTCCGTAAAAATCCGGACGGAGGCTGGATTTGCGAGCTCTATCCAAACGGAGCAAAAGGCAAACGAATCAGAAAGAAATTCGCAACTAAAGGCGAGGCGCTGGCATTTGAGCAGTACACCGTACAAAACCCCTGGCAGGAAGAAAAGGAAGACCGACGCACATTAAAAGAACTGGTTGACGCATGGTACAGCGCTCACGGTATTACTCTGAAAGACGGGCTAAAACGCCAGTTAGCTATGCATCATGCCTTTGAGTGCATGGGCGAACCGCTCGCACGCGATTTCGATGCGCAGATGTTTTCTCGCTACCGGGAAAAGCGGCTAAAGGGTGAGCATGCCCGTTCAAATAGGGTTAAAGAGGTTTCCCCTCGCACGCTTAATCTTGAACTCGCCTACTTCCGCGCAGTGTTTAATGAGTTAAATCGTCTTGGAGAATGGAAGGGTGAAAATCCGCTAAAGAATATGCGCCCTTTCCGCACAGAAGAAATGGAAATGGCTTGGTTAACTCACGACCAGATTGCGCAACTGCTCGGAGAATGTAAACGGCATGACCACCCTGATTTAGAAACCGTGGTAAAAATATGTCTCGCAACTGGCGCTCGATGGTCTGAGGCTGAGAGCCTGAGAAAAAGCCAGCTTGCGAAATACAAAATCACATACACCAACACGAAAGGCAGAAAAAATCGCACCGTTCCAATTAGCAAAGAACTTTACGATTCTCTGCCTAATGATAAAAAAGGTCGGTTATTTAGCGATTGTTATGGCGCATTCCGGTCTGCACTGGAAAGAACATGCATCGAACTTCCGGCAGGGCAACTGACCCACGTTTTGCGCCACACCTTCGCCAGCCACTTTATGATGAATGGTGGCAATATTCTGGTCTTGCAGCGAGTGCTCGGCCATACCGACATCAAAATGACGATGCGATATGCGCACTTTGCTCCTGACCATTTAGAGGATGCCGTTAAGCTCAACCCTCTGGCGGTGAGTGGCGATAAAGTGGCGGTAGAAATGAGTAATGATGATAATCATAGATAATTTTTGATAATCTAATTAACTGTTTTTAAACGCAAAGTATTGATTTTCGGTTGTTCCTGTAGGAACTCATAATCGCTTGGTCGCTGGTTCAAGTCCAGCAGGGGCCACCAAATAAAACAAGGGCTTAGATAAGAAATTATCTAAGCCCTTTTTCTTTGCGTCAAATTTGGGTCAGGTAAGGTTTTGATTCCTTTCTACCTTAGATATCAGAAATGTCATCCAGCCACGACTATCAGAGTAATGCTTGACTAAATCAGAAAGCCTTTAGCTCTGATAAATTACACTAAGTCTGGATTAACACCTTTTTAGTGGACGTGTTCATTATTACCAGCCGCCCAGAGAACGGTTGATGCCCTGAAGAGCTTGTGTCTGCTGCTGCATCAGCATCATTTGCTGTTGCTGCTGTATCTGCTGGTTTGCCTGCTGCATCTGCTGATTGTTATACGCGTCTTGTTGCGCTTGCTGGGCTTGCATCTGCTGCCCCATTTGCCCGATTGCCGCCCATGCAGCTTGTGATCGCGCGGTCTCGGCTTGTTCCTGAGAAAGCTGGTTAACACCAGCCTGTGAAAGCGCCTGGCAAGTTTCTTTTGGTACACTCAATACACCGCCGTGCGCATCCATACGTTTCTGTGCTTCATTACCAACTTCAAGCATACGATTTGAATCACCCGCCGCCATTGAATAACCGTAGGTGGTACAAAGTTCTGCATCAGTCATCTGCATAGCTGGTTTAAGTGGAGTCGTCGAGCAACCCGCCAGGAAAGATATGGAAACTGCTATTGCAAGGGCTATATTTTTTGCTTTCATCATCACTTTTCTTTTGGTCTGTTTTACACCGTAGAGCGGTTATTTACTTCCTGCCGCTTGCGGTATTGTTTTTGGGGTTTATGTTCCAGATATAAGCTGGATAACTGTACTCATGCTGCATCCATCACTATTATTAGGTTCTTCAGCATTGTAGCCACTGCCGGTTATCTGGTTTGCCAGTTGGCCGCGTTGCCCCCTGGACTTACTCATCCTGTACGTCACGATATTACCGTAGCGGTAGACACGTACAGTCTCGGTGCTAAACGTTGCAACAGTGGTGCTGGTTGTATACCAATGATTCATACATAGTGTTGGCACAATAAGAAACCTCTACGATAATTGCAGATAATGGTATTTTATTCATTTGAACTTTAACTCTATGATTTATCTTATCTCAGCCAGACTTATTTAAAATAAAAACAACTACCTATCGATTAAAACGGTACTAACACAATACAAGAATAAAAATCACAATATCAATCAATAACTATGCTGCATAAATATTTCTCATCACACAAATATAAACAACAATCACACACCCGGTTAACAGGATATCAATCTTAATTAATTTATATTTAATCTCGACTATTGCGGATCTAACAATTAAAAGACCCACGAGAAAACGTGGGTTAGCAATCTAATTAATCAGTATATTAGTTTTAGTAGCAGGTACCGCCTGCATGGTGGCTACCAGTACCGCCATGCGGATGAGTGCCTGCCGGGCAAGCTTTAGCCACGCCAGTGAATGCTGCGACAGCCAGAACGGCAGCAAGGATAATTTTTTTCAT